AACAGGTCTGACCAGCGCTTGCTAGCGGTGCCGAGCGTGTCGCCGTCATCAGTGACCGGGTCAGCCGGGCCGGGTGGGCCCGCGGGGCCGCGCTCCACGATCTCGATAAGCCCTGGCGTCTTGTCAGCGACGATGATCCTGCTCTCTTCTACGACTTCAACGATCTCTGTCATCGCGTGACTTCCTTGCTGACTTCGACACTACCCTCGATGAGACGTGTGACGACGTTCCCGGTACTTTCGAGCTCAAGGTCATAGACACCCTTCGTGAAATCGAACTCGGCAGTGGCTGTCGCAGGAATGATGATGTCGATAGTCCCCGCCGTACCCCCGAGAACGATCCCGCCGTTCTCTGTCGTGGCCGTATGTTCGACAGTCGTCGACGACCGCTTGCGCCGGATTTGCATCCGCGCGGTGTAGTTAGTGAGGTCGACCGGAACTTCATCCGAGTCTTTCCACACGAACGTCCTCAGATACGTCGCGCCCTGCTCGATCAGAATGTCGTAATAGACTGCGGCCATTGTTCCCTCACACCAACCGAGGCGGACGTACCATGAGCGGTCCACGCCCACGTCCGCGATTTGCCTGAATCTTTGCGTCGCCGTAGCCCGACTCAAACCACCGACGAAACTTGGCCGCCGCTTCCTCATTCGAGTATGGCTGGCCGGGTGTGTCGTGCAGACGTGCACGCGCGCCGAAACCGATGATCTCGCCCCAGCGCTCGTACAGTTCCTTGGGAACTCGAGTAGAGGTTTTGATTGGGCGGATCGCGACGTGCAGCTGCAGGGGGTCCTCCGGCACCACGTCCGGCACGAACGCCAGACGGATCGTGTCAAAGTCGCCATCATGCACCAGATACTGTACGGGACCGGTGCGCGTGCGCCAGTCGGGACCGATCGTCTCGACGAGGAACTCTTCGTACACAGTCTGGATTTTAACGCGGCCAATGTGTGCCGACATTATGGCAGCAACCGCGCATCCGACCTCGACATCAAGATCATACTCACTCTGCCCGGCAACCAGCGTGATGTCGCCGAGGGTCGTGCGCCACCACGTCGACTCTTCGCAGAACTCGATGCACGCATTGCGGATCGCGTTTATCGCGACGAACTCCGGTACATCCCGCACATACGGCAGTACGTCAGGGAGGAATGCGCTATACTCGACTTGGCTCATCGGGCGGTTCCCTTCTTCGCCGGATCAAACGGCGTCGTCTGCAGGTTCGGGTTCACGTCATCCTCACCATCGACACCGAGGAACGCGACGAACGCCTGGAAGTGCATCTGTGCGCGCTGCATGCCCGCCGCGAAGTCCGAGTCCTTCTGGAGCGCACGGAACATCACGTAGTCAGTCAGCGGTGTGATGTAGATGTCGTCTACGTCCAACTCGTCAGTCAGCTCATCGAGCTCTGCGGGAACGTAGCAGTAGTTGATCTCGACGTGCCCGAGTCCATTCGAGGGCGGGTAGACAAAGAACGCGTCGGAATCCGTAGGGTCATAGATGTAGTTGTAAATCGTCGTGACCTTGGCTTCAGTATGCCACATCGGGTTCTGGTCGTCGATGATGTCCCGACGGATAATCCGTACCGCCCGCCCCGGCACCGTGCCGGTCGTACCCATGTTCCGGGTAATGGTCAGGAGGCTCTCGCCGTCGGCGGGAAGCGACTGACGCGTCCCCTCGGCAAGCTGCATTACAGCGACCTTCTGGATCGCGGTAGGATCGGCACGCGAAATAGCGCGCTGACCATCAGACAGATGTCTCAGAAGCTCGGCGTCCGTCCAGCGGGGACTTGTCCCGTTATCGATCAGAAGCTCACGCACCCGCGTGATTACGTCGTCGGCGGTCAAAGGCATGGGCACCATCCACGGTTGATGCCCTGTAATATCCTATGGGATGAGGGTTTACCAGTGTTCCCTACTTAACGCCGTACACTTCCTGGCTGTATTGGGCATACGTGTCGTAGGCCCGCGGGGCTTTCTCGGCGATGTAGGGGTTCCAGGGTTTGTGGCTACCGGCGAAGAAGCAGATACGAGCGTCGGCAGGGATGTCGCCTTTCAGCAGCGTGAAGTGATACGCGCCGTCACGGGCCGTCCAGACCGGCGACTTCGGCATCTTGTAGCTCATCCATGCCTGATCGCTACCGTACATCCGCACCTTCGTGCGCATCTCCTCGCGACGGACCAAGTCCTGCGCGTTGCAGCCAAAGCTATTCCAGACTTCGGGCCGGGTGCCCAGCGTGTGCAAAAACATCGAGCCGTTGAGCGGGGATGCCTTGCCCTGCATAATCTTAAAGTCGTCGTCGGTTACCAGAGGTGTGATGTCCTTGAAGATCACGCAATCCAGGTCGATCGACAGGATGCGATCGGCGTTGAAGATTTTCTTTGCCTCGGCAGAGAACACCTTTAGGCGGCGGTAGCAGTTCGGACGACTGCCCTGCGTCATGACCTCTGGATCGTTCCAGATGCGGATCGTCTCCGCCTCGACACCCGTCGGGTTGTCGGTCACGCACACGAAGCGGTGCGGAATTTTGAGGTTCTTCTCGACCATCCGCTTCAGCACGTTGACGTGGTGAGCCTTGTACATCTCCCCGCGCCAGCCCACCCATTTCCAACAGCAAACAACTAATTCAGAATTTACAGCCATATTGTCCCCCTCTGGCGCAGGCGCAGAGCTAAAGCGTTATATGTTACACCAAGAACAGACGCCCACTCTCCGAGCGTCTTTCCGTCTACGACGATGGCGTCTCGACGTCGTCTGCGATTGTTAGCCTGCGCCTTTGGCGTCGCCCACACACAATTGTCGGGAGTGTACCCACGAGAATTATCCACACGTTCAAGCGTGCATCCAGCCGGACGTTCTCCCATGTCGGCAAGGAAGTTCTCAAACGATAACCAGCGTTCGCAGATTCCGATTCCGCGCCCAACATAATGTTCGGCCTCCGAGTATTTCGGGCTGGTAGCACGATAGCGTGCCGCACGCCAGCTTCGATACGTGGGGCTCTGTCGTCCTTTATGTGCATGACCGTGCTTCATTCAGGGTACGTCCGATACCAATGGAACCCGCATGGGTCCGGTTGAGGGGAGGATCGCAGTTTCGCCTGCAGGCGCTCGCGCCAGCCGTCAGGGCGGCCCTGCTTGCGTGGTAGCGTGGTTGTGTTGGCGTCCGCAACCATCTTGGTGTCGAACCGCCAGACCGGGGACTTGACCAGCACGAACGGGTAGCCTGCCTTCTCGAGTTTTGCCCGGAAGAAACTGTCGGTTCCGTAGTACCCGCACGTGCGCTCGTCGTACCCGCCGACGTCCCAGTACATCTTGCGGGTCAAAGCCCAAGTGTTGGGATGGGGTTTCTCCTGCCCCTTGCGGTCCGCTGTGGGCTCCCTGGTGTCAAAGTCCAGGCGGCGGAACCGATACACCCGGCCCGGCTTGGCGACCTCCTTGAGGCGCAGGAGCGTCTCCTCGGGGAACATGTGATCCATGTCCGTCAGCAGTAGCCAGTCGCCCTCGGCCTTCAGGGCACCCAGGTTTCGAGCTCCGTTCTGGTTCCAGGGGAAATCCTCGTGGACGCGGTATATCTGCAGGGGTGGTAGCCCGCGCGGCCGCTCGACGTCCACAGCGTCCTGCTGCGATCCGTCGTCGACTATGATGATGTCGAGAAACTGGCGGACCTCTTCGCCAAACCCGGCCCAGTGCGCGTACTGACGCGCGAGCATCCCCGGATTGTTGTAGTATGCCATGATAAGTGTAAGGCGTTTCATGACTTGAACCCCGGTGTCCTCTCGTCTCCGATGTGCCAGAATACATTGGATCGCACACGGATGACAGGCTGGTTGATTTTGCCGGACTCACGCATTACCTGACGATCGTTGGCTGTGCGCGAGTGGAGCTTGAGCAGGTGCTTCATCGTTGCCACGTGAGGCGGTGCACCCCAGTGGATGTCTCCGAGCTCGCAGCCCTTCATGACGCCGTCCAGCGGCTTCCACCCCGGATCAGCGTTGTCGCGCCCTGCATGGACCGGGCCCGCCGGACGGGTGCCGTCCTCTTGCTTCTGCTCCCCGTAGAGCCGGAAGCAATACGCGTTGGTATGATCTGCGAAGAACCGCACCTGATCCCACGGCACCGGACGCGCCGATCGCCAGTCATTCTCCAGCAGGAATACGTGGGTCGGGTCTGCAATCTCTGCGATGCGCTTGAGCGCTTGGTAACGCGTGCCGTGTGCGCCGTGCCGTCGTGTCGTGCGTAGAATGGTCTGGCACCCGAAGGCTTTCGCAAGTTCGAAATTCTCGTCGCCCGCCGACACGTCGTCAGCGTGGAACAGCTGGCAGGGTAGAGCCTCGCCGTTCATTTGCCGGAAGCTCTCCAGCGTGCGCTTCGTCAAGTCGGGGCGGTTGGATGTGATGAGCAAGAGAGCGAGGTTCATAAGCCGAGCGATCCTGTTTTTCGGTATCGAGATTTGAGCGTCGCGTAACAGATTCCTGTGAAGTCTGACCACTCGCGGATCGTACGGCCCATGTACTTGATGACGTTCCGTCGGTTGTTCGCTTGGGTGATGGGGCAGGCCCATCGGCAGTTCTTCTTGTTGTAGCCCTTCGTATTATCTATGCGGTCGAGTGTGGTGTTCGGCGGTCGTTCGCCCATGTCGGCAAGAAAGTTCTCGAACTTGAACCATCGCTTGCAGACCGTGATGCCATTCTTTTTGTATCGTCGATAGTCTAGGTCATCTTTCGAATAGCAGCGAGACATCATGTTCTTCCACGTCGAGTAAGTGCGCGATGTCTTCGAGCCTACTCGGTGGCCATGCGTGACTCTAGTTCTTCGGCGTGAAGATGACGTCGCGGCCGACGCGGGTTTGGATTTGGTAGCCTTGGAGGAGGTTGATGATGTCCGTAAAAGTTTTGCCCTGGCCCTTCGTTGCGCCATGTCCACGATCCTCAACCTGTATAATTGGTCTGAACCGTCTGATGGTTTCATCGGCACCGGCCAACGCTTCCCATTCGAAGCCCTCCACATCGAGAACGATGTAATCGAGAGCCTCCAAGTTGAAGCTGTCGATTGTCAAGAGTTTGACAGCCTGGGACCCCGTCGCGCTGACGTGGTGGCTACCAATGCTTCTACATACGTTCAGGAAGGCTTCGCCTACGCGGTCAGACAGCGCAGCGTTATACGTTTCGATGTTTGCATATGGTTCGACGTTACGGATAAGACAGTCGTAATTAACCTTTTCGGGCTCGAAGGTCAGCACCTGCTGGAACCGCTTCGAGAGCCACACCGGCCACGCCCCTATGTTGCCGCCAGCCTGCACCGCAATCCGGCGCTTAGGGCACATCTGCACTGCGAGGGACATGTCCTTTGCGCGGTTGGCGTAGCGATCCCATGCCTTTTCCGAACCGACCGGAGTCCACCGGCCGTCAGCGTTCTTGTGAATCTTGGTCATTGCTGCTCCATGGAAAAAGGGGCCAAGTGCGACCTTGGCCCCTTCCTCTTTGTCTGTCAACCACCTAACTCACATTAGGTCGTGACGGTGCCGTCGGTGGCGTAGAGCGCCAGGGCGAGGGCTTCCGGCTTGATAACCTTGTAGCCGTAGACATTCAAGCCACGAACCAGCGTACCGAAGTCGTTCGGGTTCT